CTATTTTTGCTCCTTCGATCTCTTCTCGGACGGAAGCCTCTGCTGCCTTGGCCCCAATCTGGGCACCGGCAATCTGTTCTTGAGACTCAATCCGCATACGCTCCCGCTCGTCCCGAAGCATGATGTCTCTTTCTTTGAGAGTTGCATCGACCTGATCCTTGATGGCCTTTCTCTGAGCATCGGCTTCTTTGATAGCGAGTTCTCTTTGTTGCATCTGCACAACCGGGTCTTGCTGGAGTGCCTGAGTCTGTTGGGCTTGGGCTTCTGCCTGATCCTTTTGGAGCAGTTTGTCGCTTGCCGCCGCAACCGCCCGGGAGAGTTCGACCTCGACATCCTCTGGGAGTTGTTCGTCCTCTGGGGGTAGGGGCACACCAAGCATTTTTTCAATCTCAACCCGGTACTGGAATGCAACGTGCTCGGCAATGTGGGCCATTAATGCGCCCTGTATTGCGCCAGCGTTGGGGCTTTGACCAATAATCTTCTGAATCTTGGGATCTTGGGCGGCATTGGTATGAACCCTAATATGTGCCTCGTGATCCTGATAAAGGAAGGCTTTTACTGGCTTTCCGGTCATTACAGCCATGTTTTCTGAGATTGGATCTTCAGGTTTTTGGTCTTCCTCAAGCGGAACGATCTTCTGAACGTTCTTAATTCCCAAGACTTCCAGCATTTGCCGGTGGAGTTGGGGCAGATCGTAGATATTTGGGGCTGAAGATGCCAATTGCAGGGCGGCTTGGTACTGAACAACCCGCTGTGCCATTGTCGAAGCATTGGGATCGGACACGGGGATGATCTCCACCATGTCGTAGTCCGACTGCTTTGCCTTTTGGGGGGCGTTTTCTACCTCGTAGTCATAGACTTCCGGGGTGTAGTCCTTAACAATTCCTGCGATGAGTTTAAACTCGTGCTTCATTGCCGAATGAACCCGGGCCTGAACAGCACTCATGACCTTTAGGGTTCTCTCAAGTATTGCAAGAGTCGTGCCAACCGGGGCTTGGTTGGACATATCCCCAACCTTTAGGTCTGCCACGGACGCAAACTTGCGGCCCTCAGTCACGATTGTGTTCAATAACTCATACAGGGTACGGCTAGGCTCTTTATAGGGCAGCGGGACAATCGAATCCTTGATCGTCATGCCCGTCACATCGACATCTCGCCACTCGCCGGGGGCGATAGGGGTGTCGTCTCCTTTTACACGTAGGTCTTTGGACTTAAACCCCCCGGGTAGGTTTGAAAGAGTACCTGCGTCAACAAGTTGTCGAAGGATAGATGTAGCACTTTTTGCAAAACCGCCGACCAAGTGAATAAGCCCAAAGCCGTAGAACCCAAATCCGGGGATGTAGACATAGTGCGTGAAGTGCATCCGCTTCTCACGCAGGGGGTCATCCTCCAGATAATTCCTTCGGATCGCCAAAATCTCGCCCGAAGAGTCCATCGTAATCACATAAGGAAGGGCAATCTCGTCTGGATCTTCATATCCCGGTAGATCGTAGTCAAGATGCACCTCATAAATCAGGTAGCGGTCATCATCGATGACGTTTACACCGATTTCCTCGTCCTTTTTCTTCTCAATTTCGGTAGTATTTCTATCTGGTGACGGTAGTTCGATGTCCCGGTAGAACCCAGCAACCTGAAGTTTTCTCAACTGGTTAGGGTTTTTACGCATACGATGCGTAATTCGGGGGGTAGAGAATAAATCAGACGCACCATAAGGCACTATTACGTCCTCTGCCGGTATAAACACCGCAACCTGACGGCCCATCGTGGGGTCAAAGTAGACCTTTTTGAAGGCCGAACCTGAGATTGGCAGGTTCCAAAGCAGTCTTTCGTGCTCACTTCTGTACTCAACCATCTTTTCGGTGAGTTCATAGTTCATGTCATCCTGAACCCGTTGTGCGGCTTCTTCCTTTTCCCGGGTGATTTTCCCAATGATCTTGGTCTTTACTGGCCCGGATGCTGGGAATGTCTCAAGGATTGTCTCTGCTTGGAACTTCACTACCGATTCTGAAAGGATTGGGTGGTAGACCCCGCAGGCACCGTCCCAAGGCTCGGTTCTTTCCTCGATGTTTAAACCAAGCAGGTCTATGCCCTCTCTGTAGGTTCTTTCCCATTCCTTGCGGGAATTGATGTCCGTCTTTATTAAATCTAAGATTTCTTCCGATATGGACTGAAGGTCTCCCTCGTTCATGTCTTCTGCGAGGTTTGCGTCAAAGCCGGTCTCTCTAATCTCTACCTCAACGGCAGGCTCGTCGCCATTTTCAATATCGATCTCAATTTCAAGACCCTCTTGCTCGGGTGCGAACTCAGAGATCCCCACCGGCATTTGGTACAGTGATTTTTCCATTATCAAATCCCTTTAGTAATATGCCGCTTTTCGAGGCACAAACATCTTGTCTTCCTCATCTGAAGACAATTGAATAAATCCACCCTGACGAAACCTGAGCAAAGCCTGACTTGTACTGTCAACTAGGTCGTCATGGTCTCCGTTCGGAAAGGAAGCCATCTCCTCAACCAATTCATCAGCCCATTTCTTCTCAGGTCTCCACACCATCCCAGACGCAAATAAATCTGATATAGCGTTTACACGGGCTATCTTATCCGACCCTTTGCTTGGTGTGTACTCCGCAATCGGAATTCCCATCCTTCTTAATTCATAAATCAAAGGTGCCCCTGCTGCCTTTTTCTCAACAATCAGGGTGTCGGGACTCCATTCCTTCCACATATCGTAGGCTTGCCTTTTAAGTTCGGGGAACTCAAGCCTTTCTTTGTAAGCATCCAGAACAATAATATTTGCAACTTCGATCCCATCAATATCCCGGTAAAAGACTCCCCACGTCGTGCAGGCTGAGTAGTCAGACCGGTTGTTTTTCTCAAAGGCGGTATCCCAAGACTGAATGATGTAGTCCACCTCTGGTGGTCTGTCCCTGTCCCATATCTTCCACATATCCCGCTTGATGATTGCGCCCTCTTCTGAGGTAGGGTTCTGTTGGTACTGGGCTTCCCACTTCCCAACGGGAAGTTCGGCCTTGATTGCTTCTAGTTCATCTTGCTTCCAGAACTCGGGCCACAGGGGTTTATTGGAAGGCAGTAGTGCCGGGAGTTCTATAACCTCCCATTCATCCAGTTCCTTCTTGGCGGCGGTGCTCAATATTTGACCAGTTAAGTCCTTCTTAGACCACCGGGTCATAACAATCACAATACTTCCACCCGGCTGGAGACGCTGGCGGGGGCCAGAGTTGTACCACTCAAAGACTCGCTCATAGACCTGAGGGTTGCCTTGCATGGCCTCTTGCTCACTATGGGGGTCATCGATAATCAAGACATCGGCACCTTTACCTGTCACGGCACCGCCCACACCGATAGCGAAATAATCCCCCCCTTTGTGGGTGTTCCACCGTCCGGCGGCTTTTGAATCCGCAGACAACTTGGTTGGGAATATCTCTTGATACTCCGGGGTGTTGACTAGGTTTCTGACCTTACGTCCAAACCCAACCGCCAGTTCGGCAGTGTGTGCCGTCTGGATAATCTTCTTTTCCGGGTACAGACCTAGGAACCATGATGGGAACAGATAGGAAGCAAATTCGCTCTTGGTGTGCCGGGGCGGCATATTGATGATCAATCTCTTAAGTTCTCCCCTAGCCACCCTCTCGAACGCTTCAGCCATGATGGTGTGGTGCTTACCGGGTATAAACGCTGACCACATCTGCCGCACGAACGGCATGAAGTTCAACTTACACCGTTCCCGCTTATCTACCTGAAGCAGGGTATTGATCTTCTCAATCTCGGGAGAACCTTCGGGTAGGGTATCTAACAGGGTCAGATACTTCTTGATTTCATCCCGGGTAAGAATCACAGACTAGCAGCCTCTTGTACCGAACGATCCATAACCTTCAATGTTCGTGCTTGTGTTGGCTTTAATCTTAGGTACCCGTTCTTCCTTAGGTCATGGATGATCCTATGGATGTTCGACCTGCTCTTCATGTTAAGACCGGTAGCAACATCTTGCATGGATGGGGCATGACCCTTCATCTCCCAGTAGGTCTTAATAAACTCTAGAACCAACTTCTGTCTCTCGGTCATCTCAGTTCCTTCGATGATTCGCCACTTCGTGGCTTCTCATTGTGTGGCTTCTCATCTTTTGCCATCTCAGCGCAGGCCCAAAACTGAACCTTGCTGGCTGAATCCTTAATCTCTAGTGCCATGTGATAGATCTTCTGTGGGTCACTGGAGTCAGCAGATACCTTCTGCAAGGTGTTCGCTAGTCCAATCAAATCCGATATGTACTGTCCTAAGTTCACGCTTACTAACCTCTTTTTGTTTCACGGAATGTTTCACGAGAAGGAAGTTTAAACACGAACTTATGTTCCTGTCAAATGTGTTTACACACTCTTAAAAATTTATACAAAAATTTATATATACCCCCCCGGGGTGAGACAATAGAAAACGTTAGGGGGTCGATTCCTAGATAAGAACGCTGATCTGTCCCTGAATAAGTAAACAATGGGGAGGGGTGGTGGGATGAGAGGATTACAGCGTATAGGCAGGAGGGGGTGGTCAAGCGCTCACAGGGGGGTACCGGGTGGGTGGGGGTCACGGATGGCGTTACGTCGTGATGTGACGCTGTGTAAACGGAGTCAGAGATCGACTAACAACGAATGCATCTCGTCATCAGTCAATCACC